CATCCACCAGTATTCAGAGCAAAACAGCCGGTCAGCGTTCGGCGGGACCTTGCGCCAGAGTTGCTTAACTAGTCCGGGATAGTCATAACCCACCCCAACATGCTCCAAGGCCCACTGGCCCATAGGCTTCCGCAAATGGGCATAGTCGGCCTTGAGGGGTAACAGCCATGCCTTGCCATCGTGCTTTTTGAGCCGCGCGCTCAGAGGGTTGAGAACTGTACCGTGCTCCAATGCTTCGAGAATATAGACGCGCTCTGTGTCGTACTCCTTGAACCGAACGGCGATAGAGGTATGATTCGCCTCTGAATTTGTCCTCCATCGTATCAGCCAACCGAGAATGGATCTGCTCTGCCACTGAATAGCATCGCCCGTCTGAATCGCGTCCCTCTTGGATAGATAGATATCCAGGCTGTTGCTCATACCATCGTCTCCACAACTTCGCCCCGGTCCAGGAACCTGTCCTCTTCGTCCCACAGGTCCACGCCGAGGTCTGATAACGCCTGCCGGGATGCAAGCCGCGCCTCTGTCTCGAAACCGTCCCCCTCTTCCTTGTCCCGCATCAGCTCGTCAATTCTGCGTTCCCACTGTGATTTTCGGGGCTTGAGTTCTTCGAGGGAGATGGGGCGTGCTTGGACAACGTGACATGCTGAATCGTAAATGTGATCCTCGCCCTTGGTATCCACGTCCTCAATATCCAGTTCACTCATTACCATGTTTGGAATTGTCCTGATGAACTGCTCACAGGTGTTATAAACAACGAGCATCGGCATGGTTCTAGGGTTGCCCTTCTCGTCTACCTCATACCTCAATCGCTCCCGAAACTGCCTTATCTTGGTTTTCCTTGTGGGGTCGCCGGGAATCAGGTGCAGATCATATTTCTTATCCGCGAATACCTCTGCCGTAGACGGTCCCTGGCCTCCGGTGAGATAGCTTGGCTTTTTACTGAAACAATCAGGTCCGGCCAGTCGGGTTATTTGCCTACCTTTGATTCCAAGGGCCTCCTCCCGCGCAATAATTCCCTCTGCAATCCTGCTGTCGGTGAGCCTTAATCCCTCATTGGCATTACCATTCCACCCGTACCACTCAGAGAATCCATACAGCCTGTTATCGGCGTCCACCCACCACCACATGATGCTGAACGGTGCGCCATAACCCCAATCAAACGTCATGTAGAGGGGGGCATGCTCTGGAACGGGCACAGGCTCAATGGTGTGGGCAACCTTTGAAAACTCAGGGAATGCCTGCCCTACGAATATATCCCAATCCCCGTATCTGAATGCCTTGCGGAGATTTTCCGGTAATGTGTTGAGCATTGCCCAATAGGATGGGTCCAGGTGAGGGTTGTCGTCCGCGAGGGAAGGAACATAGGCGAACTGCGAACGATAATCGTTCGGTTCTATCCACTCCACAGGGAACAGCTTATCCATCCACAGCTGCTTTACCCACCCATGCCCGATGCTTCCGGGGTTCGTGCCAGCCACAAACTGACACTCTATGTCCGGCAATCCGGGCCACCTGAGCCTGGTGCGAAGAAAAGTGAATATGTCGTATTCGTTTTTGGTAAGCTCATCGACGAGTATAAAGGCAAACTCGGCTGATGCGTACTTACTCGGGTCGTCAAGGTTTCTGAAACAGAGAATGCCGCCGCCCCATTTCTCGTGCAGAATGAAACAGCGACCATACTCCTTATGGTCCTGATGCATGGTCCCGATCCATGAAGGGATCTCTCTTGATATCTTCTGAAGTTGCCTGTCCTTGAGTGATGGGTAGTCTTCGCAGGCCAGCATCCCGGTAACATTCCGCAGTCCAAACAGTTTAAAGATGACTATGAGCCGCCGTATGGCATACCAGCGGAGAAAGTAACTCTTCCCACCGCCAAGAGCGCCGCCGTAGAGCAGAAACTTTATCAACCCGGAATCAAGGTGCCTCACTGCCTCCATCTGACGAGGCGAGAATTTGGCAATATCCTTGTCAAAATCAGGTGTCGTTTCGGTTGATTGTGATATTAATGGCTGCTGGTTCATCTTTTCCTGTCGAGATGACGTGCTTTTGGTCTATCAGCCCCTCAAACCGCTCATAGACAAGTTTTGCCGCCCTGGTATCGCCCTGCTTCGCCTTTGCGATCATCCTCTTATCCACCTCGGAAAGCATGGGCTTGTACCTCTGCCGCCTGCGCTCAAGGGCTTGGGACTCAATCTCTGTGATTTCCTCGCCGGTGAAGTGGCGATACATGGCATCCTGACCGATACCTAAGACCTGTTTTGCCAACTCAGTTCGATTCAGCCACTTGTTTTCAGGATTCTCCAGGTATTCTAATAGTTTAAGGGTGTGTTTCTCTTTTGCAGTCATGTCTATGCGCCGATATCCTACTGAGCCTTCTTCGGCTCAAACTCAATCACAGCCTGATCCTTCGCCAGAAGTGTGAGATAGGCAATGCTCATGTCATCACTGTTGAATACATCGAGGTAGATCCTGAGAGCGCCGTCCGTCATGGTCTGTGCCTTGATGACTTGGGCCTTGATCTTGGGCTCGTCTGCCATCACAGCCACTTGAACGAGAAGAAATACGCGATTGCCGCCAGAATGCCCTTCCGTGTCTCCTGTGCCGCCTGCTTAACCACTTCGTCCGCGATGGACAGGAGCTCCGTCCGGGATGCCTGGGCGAACTGCTGAATCATTTCCTCTGTGGCCCTCACACCGAACACGTTGCGGAGATATTCTTCCCGGTCCTCTTTCGACATGCGCGTTGCTGCCTTGTATGCGGATCTCTCTTCTGGTGTGGCGAGTGACTGATAAAACAATCTGACTAGGTTCATCTCTATCCTCCGAGGATAACTTTGATGAGCGGGAGTGCCGATTCGATGGGGACGGCCTGGAACAAAACATAGACACCGATTGCGGTAACGGCTGACCATTTTATAATTGTGGGAATGAGTTTTTCTTTCTTTTGGGCGATACATTTGACTGTTTTGTTGATTTCCTCGGTGTTCTCATACAGGGCCGATAATTTGGCTTTAAGGGGGAGTTTTTCAAAGTTTCTTTCTGCTATTTCCATTCGCCTGTCTCCATCATCCGTGATAGTTCCTCACCCCTGCTGCCCACCTGACGATACCAGGCTGAATCCCTCATCTCTGCGGCTGTGGCCTTCCAGTCTCCGGCATCGAGCGCCGATCTCATGCGCCGGAATTGGGTAAATCCCTGAATGCCGAGATTGAATATCATCGAGATAACCACGGCTCTCCTCGCATCGTTGAGGGTATGCCAGGAGGGGGTTAACTGTTCGGCTGCGATACCGGCATGGAGAATATCCTGATCCAGAATCCAATCTGCCATATGCTCGGTGATGGCGTTGGTTGAGGCGAGATAATGATCCAGGTATTTATCGAGGAGGTGTAGCGGGGATGCTTCCAGATTGTGACCGTATCCGATGGTTCTTTTACCGGCAGGGCATTTGTAGGGCGAGAGCCTTAGTCCTTCGTGCCGCTTAATCATGTTTGATAGTTTCCCTGTCAACATATCCCGTCCCGGAATGAAAAATCGTAGATGTCGTACTGGTCTTCTACCTTCTCTTGTTGTCTATTTTTAAAAATCATCTAGTAGATTTTTTCTCCGGGAATGATATTGTCGGCCTCATCCTCAGCCGTATCCGCTCTATTGCTCGTTTTTTGATCTGAGAGATACGCTGAGGGGAATAGCCCATGAGCCGCGCCACGGTTTTTTGCCTTCGTCCGTCCGCGAAAATATAATTGATAACTCGCCGCTCTATGTCGGGTAAACCATCGACCACATCGAGAACCCTGGCAATAAGCCGATCTCTGTCGATCCTATCAACTAGATCATTTTCCAGGTCGATAGTTGTGGGGTCGGGTTCATCCTCGCCAATTTTCGAGAGCATTACCTCATCATATCGCCGCCTTTTGCGATTGATCGCGCTCCACTCGTCTCTGATGCCTGATTTAATCGCGCCGATTATCCAGGGTTTAGCGAATGTGACGAATTGTGTGCCTCGGCAGGACTCAAATCTTTCACTCGCCCTCAATAATCCCTCCATCCCATATGACACCAAATCACCTATATCCATATCGCAGGGGCGATGGATGGTGGATGCCAGTTTATAGAGCCATTTGATAGTGTCTTGGTTTGTAGGTTTCATTATTTATGGGAATACTATATATTACTTCTGGGTATATTGCAAGTACAAAGTTTTAAGTTGTGCTTCATGGTTTAAGGTTGTATTGGTGGGGTTGCATAATGCAACTACAATCATGCAAAATGCATTACTTTATATGG